AACTCAATGACGCCTGCGTACTCGGATGCTGAGAACATGCGCATAGAAATCTCGCGTATACCTGACTTGTATGGAGGATTTGTGGTCCACGACTGTTTGTATCGTCCGGTTGCGATAGCCGGCATGATCTTGCCTCGCGTGGATGGCGCAACGCCTCTCGTTGTCGCAATACTTTGCTCAACAGCAGAACGAAGTCCTGGTTGTGACTTCACAAGACCCCGCTGTGCCGCAGCCAGAAACACTCGCCCAAGTTGCTGCGAGTACCGCTGGAACTCTGGAATCGACATCACGCGAGAAGGGAACATCAGGCGTACCGATCGGCGGATCGGTCCTCGATGGCTTTCTCAAGCCGCAGGCGCCACTCGAACTTGTCGGCGTAATAGGTCGGCGTGCCGCGCAGCGTGAACCGGCGCCGAACACCATCGCCATCGACGCTTGGATACCGGATCTCGTAGAACACCTGTTCGTTTGGCCCAGGCGGTTCGCCGTTTCGACCGTAACCTGTCAGGTAGTCTTCGGTGTACCGGCCACTGATCTCGGACACCATCACGACGCCTTCTTCGATGGCGCCCACGGACTCAAACACACGGTTCACGCTGTCGAGGCCCATGACGAGCGGCGTCGGCGTCAGCGGACGCTCATCGACGAGGAATTCTTCTCCCTCGCCCCGCGTCTCACCAGTCCATTGGGTCCGGATGATGCGGACCTCGTACTGCCGAAGGCCCAGGCGCACGCCCACAGCGCGGGCAGCATCCACGGTCGGGATGAGCCGCCGCAGGAGGCTGTTGGCCAGTTCGTCAGCAGTCGGCTGACGATATGGGTCGGTCGGAGGACATCCAGCCATGCTAGTTCACCAAGCGGAGGTTGGCCGCAGTGGGGATGTTGGTCGCCCCGGTCAGATTGGCCTGGAAGCGGCGCGACAGTGGGTAGATCGGAGTGCCAAGCACGTCGGCAAGACGGTACGCGAGGCGCTGGTACAGCTCCTCAAGCGCCCGCTGCTCATCCTTGCGCATTTTCACCGTACCGACAGACTCGGTCTGCATCCGATCACGGGAGTTCGCCAGTTGGCACTCGACCTGATCGAGTTGGCAGACAAGATCGCGCACAATCTGCTCCGCTTCCGGCAGGATGGCGTCCATGTTGTATTCCAACACGAACAGCGTCTGTCTCGCCTGCGGTTGACCGGCATAAAGGGTCTGGACGGGCTGGACGTTGGGATAGCCAAGATGAAAACGGACCTTGGCCTTCTCGCTAGACGTCAGTGCCATTGGCCCCTCCAATCTGCTCGTACGGAATACCCTGATCGATCCAGAGCGGTTCGATTCTGCTGGACGTCGTTCCCGCTTCCACAAGGAATCGAACGCCCATCAAGCGAACCCATCGACTCTCTGTCACGCGAAAAGATGGAGGGGACACCTCTGCCGGTTCACTGATAGCCAATGCTTTCCTTGAACCGCGAGCCATGTCCCCTCCTGGGATCTAAGGGGCGATCCACATCGCAATATCCAGGCGCGTTCCCTACCTGTAACGCCGGTAGTCCGCGTGTGCGCCCTTCTTCTGCGATGCTTCACGAACCATCCGGAATTTCCGGACAGTTCCTGACGCAAAGCGCCATACCCAAGTTTTCACAGAGAACCACCAGGATTCTCCGGAGATTTGGAGGATTGGAACGACCACCCCTGTGGCCATCCTCCAATGCTTGATGACACGGCTTTCCAACCATGCGAGCGACATACCAGATGCCGCCACCAAGCCAAAAGACGATACGGCGGTGCGGCTTCGATTGCAAGCCCACACCGCCGTATTCACAGTCCGAGAGGACTACTCGCCGTGAGCGATCACGAGTTCGCGCTTGTAGCGAGCAGCGTCACCGGTCGCAGCGTCGGTGCGGACGACAAAGTCGCCGACCCACTTCCACGAGGTCGACACGACGTCCTGCAGGCGGTTCAACGGAGCACGCATCACCAACTGGATGCGATCCGAGAACACCTCGATGCCGTTGTTGGTGATCTGGGGAGCAGCCACCTTGCCGTTCAGGCCGGCATCGCTGATGTACTGCGACAGATCCTGGTAGTACTCGTTCAGCGCCTGCTGGCCGGTGAACAGAGCGCGGTGGATCTGCACGTTCTGCTTGTTCCAGATGATCCCGCCGAAGTCGTCTTCGACCGAGTAGTTGTAGGATCCGCTGCCGCTGTATTCGATGCCGCTGCCACGAACCGTCTCAGGAACCGGGCACTCGGTGTTGCGCATGAACGCCACGCCGAGGAGTTGGCCGATCGAGAACTGCTTGTACATGTAGTAATCGGGCAGCGAGGTCAGCAGACGAGCGAACTGGTCGTCGTTGAAGATCTGCGCTTCCGACACGGGGTCGAGGTGGCAGTGGTAGAAGCCGTCAGCGTACTCCGGCACGTTCTGCTGGCGGAAGCGGGCCACCGCAGCGCGGATGTGCTTGAGACGGAGTTCGTCACCAGCAGCGATCGCGTCGTCGGTCTGAGCGTCCTTGCCAGCGGCCGAGGCCACGCGCACCTGGTGGCTGCGGTCAGCGGCCAGCACGCCGGCCTGGTCAACCACGGTCACAGCAGCCGACAGGGTCAGCACGCCAGGGCCGAACTCGTCGCCAGCGGTGTCGGCCACGAAGCCGATCACGTTCACCGAGGTGTAGGAGGGAGCAGCGAGTGTTCCGGTGTTCACCATGATGGCCAGCGGGTTGCTGCTGGACACGGCGGCGAACCGCACGGCCGACCCACCCGACAGATTGGGGTTGCGAGCGCGGGTGAAGCCATCGAGGCGCAGCACGCGCAGCGAGGTCACGGCGCTCTGGGCGCCAGCGGCCATCGTCGAACCGGCCATCGCAGCGTTGTACAGCGAGTTGCGGGCCTTCCGGTTCAGCGTCTGAGCAGCGTTCAGACCGAGTTGCTGCGCGTTGCGCAGGAACAGGTCAGCGATCGCGTTCACGCTGGTGGGCATGTTCGTGTCGATCGAGTTGGCGTACTGGTTCAACTGGGCGGTCCACTGCTCGTAGGTGTACGAAGCGGGGAGCGGGTCAGCGCCAGGAGCGATGGGCTTCATATCGACGCCCATCAGACCCACGCCGGTGAAGGCCATGCTGTCACCGACGTGCGCCGGCCACGCAACAACCTCGGCCTCGCCACGGAACAGCATCTTGGGGAAGAGCGCGTCGTGGAACGCACGCTCCAGCAGGTTCTCCTGAACAATCGCCCGAATCGCGGGCGAGGCAGCAATCACGCTGAAATCAGCCATTGGTCACTCCGAAAGAGGGTTCTTGATGGGAAAGCCGCCGAACCCGTGTGGCGGCTGTAAGGACTATCCTACCTACATTCGATTCGAGTTGATACCGAGTTGCGCGAGGCGCTTCTTGAACTCATCGGCGCTCGCGGTTCGAGCATCGAACGTGCCGTTCTTGGCGATCGTCTGCGCAGCGGTCCCGGGAGTGGGAGCAGCAGGAGCAGAGGATCCGCCAGCCGTTCCGGTGGTTGCCGGGACGGCCACTTCGCCAAACAGGTACGGATGCGACGAGCGGAGGTTCTTGAAATACTCAGTCTCGTTGAACGACTTGAGCTCTTCCTCGTTCTTCGTCTCGATCGCTCCGGTGAGCAGATGCACGGCGTAATCGACGTCACGGATGCCGGTCTGGAGCGCGATCTGCTTCAGGCGGAACTCCGCTTCCTTCGCGTCGAGCATCTCTTGCAGACGGCGCTTCTCGCGAGACGCCTTCTCGGCTTCCTTCCGCGCACGCTCCAGTTCACGAGCCATCTTGAAGGCTTCGTCGCTGGTCTTCTGCTGCTGCGCGGCGGGCTTCGCCGCAGGCTTCTCTTCCGCCGGCTTCGTCTGACCCTTGTGCATCGCGGTCATCGCGTTCACAAAGGAGTCGAAGTCATTGAAGCCATGCTCCTTGAGTTTGGCCTCAAATTCAGCAGACGCTGCCTTGCGCCCTCGATCTTCCGACTCACGCTTGATCTTCGCAAACGCGCTGGTCGGCACCGACACCGTCTTGGACTCGTCCGCAGCAGTGGTGGTGACAGGGGCAGGAGCAGTCTCTACCGGGGAAACAACCGTCTCGTTCTGGATCTGATCCGACATCAGCCTTCTCCGTGGATTGAACCGCTCACGTGGGCGTGGCGGCTTCGGTCGGAAGTTTGCTGCCTGATTGGGGGGAAGATTGCGGCAGAGCAGGCAACACCCCTGCCGCAACCCATTCAGAGCGTTACTTCAGCAGCGAGGCCGAAGTCACGTACACGATCACGGCGGCGGTAACGCCGGCCGAGAAGGTCAGAACCTTGCCCGAGAGGCTGCACACGCCAACCTCGGCGCCGACAGGAACCACAACACCATCGGCGTCGGACACACAGTACAGGCCAGCGCCGACAGCACCAGCGGTGACGCGCACCGACTGGATCATCATGGGCTCCTGGTCGAGCGTGATGGTCGTGGCCGAAGCCTGCGACACAACGGCCTTGACCTTGATGAGTTCAGGGGAGATCAACTGCTTCGTGAGAGTGATGGCCATGTGGCCTCCTATGCGAGAGCGCCGAGGATAACTCGGACAGTGACAGCGGACGTGCTGGATGTATTGGTGACCATCAGGCCGCTTGAGTACGTGTTGTTGGTGCGAGAGACAACAATAAACGTGCCGGTTGCCTTAAAGAAACTTCCGGACGGTTGGTCTGAGACGGTAATCTGTCCGGTCGCCTCGAAGAACAGGAATGCAGCATCAGAGTTCAACAGGGTCGTGGTCGTCAGCAGTTGTGAACCGCTCGCGGCCAACGTAAAGACCTGCTCTGACACGGACTTCGCTGATAGTGCTTCGCTGATCGCAACGGCCGATTCTGTCCCGCCAACGATCGGAATCGCCGGTTCGATTGTGAGCGAACCAGAGAGTCGTACTGTCTGCGGTGTGGATACGATGGCCATTGGACCCTACTTGAACGGCTTCGGTTGCGGCTTCATCGGCATCGAAGCCTCGATGGGCTTGCTGGGCGCATGATACTTGCCGTACTCGGCATCATACACCTCGACGACGGTCTTCTCGTCGCCGGCCTTCTTCACGTACTCAGACATCGGCATGTGCGGCATGGGAATCTCCTACTTGAACGGCTTGCGCTGGGGCGCACCGAAGGGGCTGACAGGGAAGCCGGCGTCAGCAGCGGCGTCCTTGTACTTCTGGCCATAGGCGCCACCAGGGACACCAGGCATCATGCCAGAAGAATCGATCATGGGCTCAGGCATGAGATGGCCAGCATCCACTCCCATCGATTCAGCCTGCGTGCGGGGCGTGCGCGAGGGCTTCCCCTTGATTCCGTGGAACATTAGCGACCTCCCTTCAGATCCTTGTACGGTTTGGTTCCGGAGGGGATCGCCTTCGGCTCCATGAGAACACCAAAACCAACATCGCCAGCGGCCTTACGCTGCGCATCAGTCGTCTTGACCAGCGCGAGTTCAGGCAGCGCGGCATCACGTCCAGCGATCCCCTGCGGGAACCGCCCGAGCCATTCGTTGCGATTCATCAGTCCTCCAGAGAGTCGCCCATGATGAACTTGCCGCCCATCAACTTGTAGAGCGCAGCAGCGACTCGATACGGATGATCGTACTTCGATCCGGCGCCGTCAGGGTCGATGATCGTCACGGACTTCTTCCAGAGGTTCTTGTCGGCCACATACTCAGGCTTGTCATCCTCGTCCGGATCGAAACCGAGAAGGGCGTCGGCGACCTCGTCGTCCTCTTCCGCCATTTCGCAGGCTTCATCCAGCATGGACTTCATCGCGCCGAAATCAGGCGACGGCTTCACCTCGACTTCAGGCGTCTCCTCGTCCTCGATCTCGTGACGCACTTTCTTCATGGCCATCAGCATGTGAACCGGAATCATCGCGCAACCTCCATTCGGGACGATATGCGGATCGCCCCGTATTGTCTACATCGGGATTCGTTCGCCACGGACAACGCGGTACGCAGGGACTTTCCACCTTGGACTCCAAGGTTGCCCAACCGCTCTATCATACGGTCGATTCGGAGGGCGGATATACCGTCGCCCCCAGAGATCGGATGAAACACGCTCGTCTGGCGGCATCTCGAACCCGCCGAGCAACTGTGCAGAGGATCGTGCTGATGCCGGGAGATCGTATCCCGTGAATGACACCTGTCCGTGCAGCACCATCGAATCGGAAGCCACACGATCGTCTAGTGGCCGGCCGGTCTTGTCATCGACCTTCTCGCACCAACGCATACCGATCTCACCCAACTCCTGGTTGGCAGACGTAATCCCACGCGCAACGCCCAGGTTGTAGGCAGAGGCGAGTTCTGTTCGAGCGATCCGTTCGATCTTCCAGAACTCGGCGTCCATCGTCTCCTCAATCTCGTCGAGGACGATGGTTGTCGCGCTTCGGCCGGTCCCGCTCATAGCGATCAGGCGGGCCAACTTGTCTTGCAGGAGCGTCATACAGAGCAGCATCGACCGATCGTGCTCCCGTTCGATCACCCCACGGTCTTTCTCGACGGCATCCTCGAGTTCGACTGTGTCGTTGAGCGAGAGGGCCACGATACGACCAGCGAAGCGTTCCTCAAATCGCTCCGTCTGGTCGACCGCTGCCCGAATCCCGTCCTTCTGGGCCGTCCGAGACAGTTTGCCCAGCGTCTTCGAGAGATCCTTCGCGATAGCCAACTGGGCAGAGCGCAGTCGCGGGATGAACATGCTCGCCATCACCGGATCGAGCGACCTCGAAGACGACTTGCGAGCGATCCCCCGCAACGATCGAAGCAGTTCGTCGGCGGAAGCGTTGTATCGCCGCCGCAGCGCAGTCGTGCCGTGGCGATCCGCCAACGACTCAAGCAGCGCCATCTGCTTGAGGGCTTCGATCATGGACGGGGTCACTTGGTCTTCACTCTTGGCAACTTTGAAGACTTTCCTTCTCTCTCAGGCAGCCGCTTGAGTTTGGCCTTCGGCGTCTCCTTCACGAACTTCTCGGCGGTTCCCTTCGGAATCTCCCCGCGAGCCTGGGCTGCGAAGAGATAACGCATCTGGGACTTACTTTTTAACGGCATATTCAACCTCATCGTGGCACGGTGCGCACAGAGTCATCAGGTTCCGCGCCACATCCTTCTTGATCAGATGGTGCAGTTCCAACTCCTTCTGCGATCCGCAGCGGGCGCACTTCCATCCGTCGCGTCGGAACACGCCCAGCGCCAGCGAGGGAGCCACGCCGCCGCCGTTCTGGTGCGACAGAGAAGCGCCAGCCGCCTTGGCTTCGTCGAGGGTGATCTGGACGACCTTCTCTTCGTCCGGAGCCAGTTGCGCGGCAGGCTTCGGCGGGATCATCTTGGCGAACTTGGATACCAGGTTCATTCCTCGTCCTCCATGAGCAGTTCTTCGCGGAGCATGTCCAGCGACTCCAGTTTGGCCTGTGTCGTCATGTTCATCGTCCACCGCGTCGAGACATGCCCGTTTCGATCCCACATGATGACCATCGCCTCTTGGTACTCGCCCGATGCCGCCTCGGTCGAGGCGTCTTGCAGCAAGTCCTTGATCCCAGCAGCACGACCTTCGAGGTAGGCCGACAGCCTGTCGATCGAGTGCATCTGGAACCGGCTCATTGCGTCACTCATCCCTTGGCCCTCTTGAGTCGAGCGAGGATCTTGTTCCGTGCGCCACGAGCGAACTTCTTGCCGGGTTCACCGCCCCAGAGGTTCCAGGCGATTCGGCCCGCAGATGGGTAGCCTTCGTCGCCGGGATAGAACCCTTTGCCCTGCTTGTCCACCTCGTGCCGCGAGAAGAACGAGTGCATGCGCTTGATGGTCGAGTCGGACAGAGTCTTGCCAGCAGCGAGGTCACGCGCCCGTGCAACACCCACAAGCGTGCCGCCTCGGCCGAACTCTCGGCGTTGTTCCAGACCGATCTCTGCGGCCTTCCCTGCGGCTTTCGGCGGCTTGAATGGCATGGGTCACCTCTTCGCTTTGGCCAATCGGCTCATCGTCTTCACGAACACAGGCTTCTTGATGCTCTTGATCTTGCTGATCGCTTCACGCTTTCGGCGAATGGCGCTCTGAATCTCGGCGGGAGTCATCTTGGCAGCACGAGCAGCGGGAACGCACTTTGGGTACGACTTGCGTTCCGCTTCCGATCGGCCACACGGCTCGAATCCGCCACCAGGCTTCGGCCTAGATAGGTCGACCCATTTCTCCTTGAACCATTTGCCGATGCCCATCAGGACTCTCCTGCCTTCGGTTCACGGAACTTGCCGCCCTTGGCCTTGTAGAGTTTGACCAGAGCGCCAGATGCGTACGCGGAGGGCCACGTCTTGTATCGCGACTTCACGGTACGCTTCAGAGCCTTCCAAAGTTTCTCGTTCGTCGGGATCCCTTCGCGCATCACTTCCCCGTCGCCCCGACCATGATCGGGATGTCCTTGGGTCCACGGTCGATCTCGACAAGCACGTAGTCGGGCAACTTCGCGGCCGCAGTCTCCAGATCCTTCGAGTGCATCGAGCAGGCGAAAGCATCTCCGATCCGAACCATCGGCCCGTAGGTCGTCGGCAGCGTCGGCATCTTGCCCTGGCTCTCGGCAAGGATAGCAGCCAGAACGCCCGGGTTCGCCTGTCGTGCGAATTCCTTGGCGTGCATGAATGTCTTGATCCGGACAGCAGCAGGGATTCCGCACTCGCAGCGACGCCCGCCCCAGGCCAACTTGCGATGGGCCTCGACCGGAGACATCTTGCCGTCCATGAATTTACGCATCTTTTTGGCCATATTTGCTCCCAAGGACGATCCCGAGTTCTCGCCACTCGAATCCGTCAGAACCGAAATGGTACGCACGGTCGTCGATGAACAGGTCGACCAGGGGCTTGCCCTGCTTGCCGTCATCCACCGCTGCGAACACTCCCGGCAGTTCCTTGCGCACAAAGTCTAACATCTCTTGGTATCGACGCTCGTTCGTCGGTTGCGATCGGTTCCAGACGTCTTGGTTCACTCGTCGCACACCGGCGCGGACCAGAGGGTCCAGATTTGGATCCTCCCGAAGCGCACGGTTCGCTCTTGCCGAGAACAGGACGAGCGCGTGACCGGCCCTCTTCATGGAGGTCAGCGCTTCCTTCGCGCCAGGCTTGAGGGCCAGTTCCTTGGCATCCTCGACGACTGTGCCGTCGAAATCCACGGCGATGATCATTCGGTCACCGCCGGGAACATGCCTTCGACTCGTTCACGAGGAATCGGGTAGGAGATCATCACGAGTTCGATCGCCGCGTTCCGATCCAGTTCGCCACGATTCACGGCCTGCACGAGCTCCTGGAGCGCCTTGACCTGGGATCCGTTCAGTCCTTCTTCGAGAACCGGACCTCCCATACCCATCGCCATCGAGTCCAACTTGGCCTGCGTGTCATGCTCGGCCTGCTGCATACGGTCGAGCATCAGACGCACGTCCTCGATCCGGAAGAAGGGCGCGAGCATGGTGGCCGCGTGAACCTGGTCGACCAACTTGGCTGAGACGGCCATCGCGGCAGCGTCAACGGCCATCTTGGCGTCTGCGAGCGTCGGCTCGAAGTACCCAGGCCAGTTCAGGTGGATGAACTGCCCTTCGCCAGGCATGCGCTGCCGGCGATCAATGACCCGCCCAGAGGGGTCACGGGTGACCTTGGGCGGCACAGCGATCACGCCGCGCACGATCCGGCCTTCGGCGTCCACCCGGCCCTCAGAGAGCCGCCGCACCGCTGTGAGCATCATCAGCAGCAACGGCTTGATGCCGCGCTCGCCGTACTGCTCACGCAGGATGTCAGCGCGGGCCATCATGGCAGCATAGGTGCGTTCGACCTCGGTCGCCGTACGCTCCTTGTTCGTCGCCGTCTCGTCTTCGATCACGCACTGGCAGACTTCCAGCACTCGGCGGCGGAACATGTCGGCCAGGTCTGTCGAGGCACGAGATCCGGCACCTTTGAGTTCCAGGTACTCGGCCCGACTGTTTGCTGGCAACTTGATCGGAGCCCGAGATCCCTTCGAGAGATCAGGAGGCAGATCGGCATCCGTCGAGATCACGAGCGTCGGATCAGCATTCGCGATCGTTCCACGGTTCGCCTGTGCGAGCAGCATGTCGATCGTATGGATCATCTCGAAGGCGCCGTGGCAGTCAGGATCGCCATCGGTCGAATCGATCATGGGCGTGTTCTGGATCCAGACCACAGGGCAGAAACCAAGGCCATGCTCGACTTCTCGCTCCACCTCGAAGTACGGCCG